CGCTGCTTTGTGGACCAACCTAGCACCAGTGTGCCGGATGAGTCTCAATCAATTTGTTGAGACGTCCCCGCCACACAAACGCAAGGTTTATGAGTTCGCATTGAAGGATTATCTTTCGCGCGGTATGGCTAAATCGGCCTCGTGGGTCTGCTCATTTATCAAGGCGGAGAAGGTCAGTTTGAAGAAGAAAGCTGATCCTGCGCCACGAGTGATCCAGCCACGTGGTGTTGTATTTAATTTAATTTTTGGTTGTTTCATTCGCCCAGCTGAGAAAGTGATTTATAAGGCGATTGATAAAGTTTTCGGGAGGCCAACTGTTGTTTGTGGCCAAAATGCGGAGGAAATAGCCGCCATGATGCGTGATGCCTGGGATGAGTTGGTTGACCCTGTCGCCGTGTCTCTTGACCTGTCTCGCATGGACCAACACGTATCTGACATTGCACTTGGGTGGGAACATTCAACATACCGACATATGTTCCGCCACGATCCCAAGTTCACCACTCTTGACTGGTGTCTTAATTCAACAGTCAGGAATGTCGGTCGTGCATATGTCCTTGATGAGGTAGGGCGTGTGGTTAAGGTCAAATATAACAAACGTGGATCACGTATGAGTGGTGACATGAACACGTCACTTGGTAACAAGTTGATAATGTGTGGACTCCTCTACTCGTATTATGTTGACTATCACGGTTTTGTTCCTCGGAAGGATGTCAATTTTATCGACAATGGCGATGACTGCGTTGTCATGATGTCCCGAATGGCCTATGCTACACTTATGACCTCCATTGGCAAACGTGAGGTAATCAAGAGGCATGCTGTCGTTGATCCGGACAATTGGGGTGCGGTCTATCTTGCCATTGAACGTGTGCAGGTAGAAGGTGAATATCTCTCCCCCACTGACTGGTTTCGCACGATGGGGTTCACTCTCAAGGTTGAAGGGATCGTTGAACGGTTTGAGCATATTGAATTTTGCCAGACCCAGCCTTGCTTTATTGACGGTCGTTGGCTTATGGTCCGGGGACTCAATGCTCTCAGCAAAGATTGCTACTGTCTCAAG